GCGGAGACGGCGTTGAAGGCGATAACATTATAGAAGGGACCAGCGCCGAGGAAGGCCTGGATTTCTTCTATGATTACCTTTTTATCGACCAGAGACGTAAGTCTACCAAGTCGAAGGGTAAGATGAGCGAACAGAGGGTGCCCTACAATCTTAGAAAAGAAGGTAGGGATGCTCTGGCTACCTGGTTTGCCGAAGACTACGATCAGATGATAATGATGTACCTTGCCGGTGCAAGGGGCATCAATAGTAACTTTCATGTTCCTACCACTTTTACCAAGAGAGCAAACAATGATCTTCAGGCACCCAATTCTGAGAACTTGATCTATGGTGGTAACGCTACCAGTAAATCTGATCTTGATGCGAATGATAAAATTACATTGAGTGTAGTAGAAAGATTAGTTGCCAAAATAGAAACCATGGATCCGATGATGCAGCCATTCAGGATCAATGGCGAAAATAAGTATGTACTGCTTATGCACACCTGGCAGGCATACGATTTAAGAACTAGCACTTCCAGTGGTGATTGGCTTGATATCCACAAATATGCTTCCGAACGTGGTGCCAAGAACCCTATCTACAGAAATGCTCTTGGTGAATACGCCGACATGATTCTCCACAAACATAGAAATGTTATCAGATTTGATGACTATGGTAGCGGTGGAAATGTTGCAGCCGCCAGAGCATTGTGTCTTGGTGCACAGGCTGGTCTCATAGCCTGGGGCGGTGGAATGAGAGGAGTGGGGCGCTATAGCTGGAACGAGGAAACCGATGACCGTGGTAACGCCCTCGTAATCACCGCTGGCGCCATTTACGGCGTGAAAAAGACCCGATTCAACGGCAAGGACTTCGGCGTTATAGCCGTGGATACTGCCTGTGCTGATCCTAATGGCTAAAGATTAAAATAAGTGGCGGGATATTTTAATCCCGTCACAAGAATTAAAATGGAGGAAACAAATGGCGACTTATAACTCTGATGCAATTGATGCTGGCCTGATGCCTACACCGTACGGTGCCGGTCAAGTAGTATGCAGATCGGCTACCTATACCAATGACGGTGCCAAGGCTGCGGGTAGCATTATAAAGATGGTACCGATTCCCGAAGGAGCCAAGTTGCTCCGGATTGAATACTCTTTTACTGCTCTTGGTTCCGGACGCACAGCAGATATCGGCTACAGTGATGACATGGATCACTATGTCGACGGAGCAGATGTATCTTCTGCTACAACTGGCAGTGTAGTGGCTATCAATCAGGATTTTAGTTCTGATGATTATATCGCTATTACCATTCTTGGTAATACACTGCCCGATGCCGCTGTGCTCAAACTTAACGCTTATTACAAAATGAAAGACATGATTAAAGACGAGGCATGATTCCCTCCTGACTCGTCGTGAGGGACGGTGTTTAGCAAACACCGATCCCTCTATCAAAAAAGGAGCAACGGAATGTCTGATACAGTAAATGTCAAATATGTAGGCAAGAAAAAAGAATTGAATCTTAAACTCAATTACATGTTCAAGCCTGTATTGTTTGACGAAGATAACGATTACACCGCAGAAATGGACAAATTTGAAGCAGAAATACTGGTAGCAGAAAACCCGAGATCATATGTCATTCTTGACCTTGATGAAAGCGAGGAAGAGCCCTTCCTTGGCGTAGAAGAACTAGAAGCTCTAACCAAGAAACAGATTGCCAACTACATGAAAGCTCGATTTGGTAAAGAATATGACCCGGGAAAATTTAAGAAGGCAGGTTTGGTGGCAGAGGCATTAAAATTGACCTCGGAGGCTCAAAATGCAGGCCAGTGACGTATATTTGTCAGTAGCGACAGCACTACACGACCTTGATTCCACAAACAGAAGGTGGTCCTGGAGTTATAGTGTTGGACAGTCTAATCCATCGCTACAAACCATTATAAACGATGCCCAAATATTGCTTGCATCCTTGGAGCCGAGATGTACCGCTACAACACACACATGGCAATTGGATAACTCAATTAAGCAGGCTATTCCAAGCGGATACCGTCTTATATTTGATCTTACACGAAATATGGGCTCTGACGGGAATACTCCCGGGAAACCAATATCTAAAGTATCGTCCAGAATGGAAATGGATGCGCTTTTTGAGTCCTTCTACGATGAAACCGGTACGACTTATAGTTACATTGACAATTATTTTTATGATCCGACACAAGACGGTGAAAACATATTTTGGGTATATCCGCTACCAAACAATAATGTCTATGTAGAAGGAATACTTTGCAAAGAGCCCACTGCCGTAACCGGTGAAAGCTCAACGCTTGATATCCTTGATAGATATAAAAATGCTCTTGTTCATCTTATGTTGTATCTTATCTACCGGGCAGAAGGTGACGACAAGAATGTGGCATTGGCTAATCATTTTATTGCCATGGTGGCACAAGAACTTGGCATGAAAGTCAATGTAGAAAAATTGTACATACCTCAAGGTGGAGGATGACGTAGATGGCTACACAATTAACCAGTTTTATCCCGGACGTGGCCGTAAAACTACCGGGATGTCCAAAAATAATCATTCAACATTACTTGCTGAATGTAATAAGAGAGTTTTCTTCTAAAACCCTCATTAACAACTCCTGGATAGATCTCTCCATAACTTCAGGAAACAAGGAATATAGTCTTTCGGCTCCCTCCAACACCGAAATAGTTGACGTGATAAGAGTAGTATACGACGACTCTGACGAACAAGACTTTAATGATTATTATTACCTGGCAGATTCTTTCTGGCTGACATACGAGCCAACGGACGACTTTGATCTTGACGTTTTGGTTGGCTTAAGACCGGTTTCAACAGTAACAGAGGTAGATGATTTTTATTATAACGACTGGCTTGATACGATAGTAGATGGAGTTGTATACAAATTAGCAAGTATGAATAAAAAAGATTGGTCAGATCCAGCCCTCGCACAAGTGGCCTTTAACAATTATTTTATTGGCATCAACAAAGCAAAGGCTCTTGTTTACGAGAGACTGTTTAACAATACAGGGACAACAATTCAGAAATCTTTTATTTAGAAGAGGAAAGAACGATGAAAAAACTAACCTTGACGATTATAGCACTATTTATCTTCGTGATGGCATCTGTAGGCTTTTCTGCTGATGTTACGCTTACCTATACGGATGGCTCAAGCTGGCAATCGACAAGTGTACTTGTTGGCGAAGAGGCGAGCGAAATAGAGCTGGAATGGACGACCAATTCAAGTGGCAACGCAGAATGTACAATGCAATTGGGCACCGCACTACCGAGAGGGATTTATTATCTTCAAGGGAAATGTATAGAGACAAAACCTGGGAGCCCGGCACCCACCAGTTCTTATACACTTACCATTAAAGACTCGTATTCTGTTGATATATTAGATGGACAAGGTGCAAGCAGGTCAACCAGTTCAGGTGAAGCAATTTATATTGATTACACACCAATAAGCCCTGAACTTACATTATCTGTCACCGGAGCTTCATCTGGTTCTGGCAACAAGGGTTATATCAAGATGATTATACATAGAGCCAGATAGGGAGATTCCTAAATGAAGAAAGCGTTTTTTCTCATAACCTTGATGATACTTTTGCTGTTGCCTGTGGCGGGGTGGGCGACTACCTATACCGTGGGTTCTAGTGGGTGTGACTACACGTCAATACAAGCTGTATTTGACAATGAAGACTTGGAGCCTGGTGATATAATCGAGGTAAGAGCGGACACAGTAGGCGAGACAAAGACGTATAGTGAAAAAGTATCTCCAGGTGCCAATGATAGTGGTTCGTCTTCAGGATATGTTTATCTGCAAGCTAGAGAAGGAGATACGATCATCATTGATGGCGGTGGCACAACTCAGTGTCTATCACTCTATCAGGATAGCTATATATATGTGAAAGGTTTCAGACTCACGAATAGTTCTGATTATGGTCTTTCTTTAGCTCGTGCCAACCATATCATTGTTGAAGATTTAGAGATAGATAATTGTGCTGGTGATGGTATTAACAGCAGTACTGCTGCCGGATACCCAGTACACGATATCACTATCCGTAATTGTACTATCCATGACAATACCAGCGATGGTATAGATTGGTCTACTCAAAATGACGAACATTATAACTGGACAATTATTGGATGCGAGATATATGGCAACTCTCGTGGAATAGCTTGTGGACAAGGATCAGGAATTACCACCAGTTCTAATATTTCCATAATTGATTGTAATATCCACGATAACAATAGATCAGGAATTAATCTAAGCAACGTAGATAATACACACGGTAACAATACCATCTCATTATGTCACATTTACAACAATGGTGCTAATCCAAGTACATACAGCACAAATGGATTACACCTGTTGGATTGTTCTTATTTCTCCATCACTGATAATGTCATCCACGATAACGATACGGGGAACAATGATGGAGTAGGCATCTTCCTTGGCATAAATACATCAAACTGTGAAGTGCTTAGAAATGAATGCTATAACCACACTTCTAATAAAGCAGAAGCCCCCTGGGATACTGGAACGGCACTCAATTCTAGTGGAATAGGGATAGGCCCCGAATCTGCGGATAATAATGTAATTGCCTACAACTACTTACATGATAATTGTGTAGGTCTCTCCATATCAACTGCAGAAGCCACCCCTGACAAGGGGCCACAAGATAACGAGATCTACAACAATACCGTAGTAAACAATGGCATTGGAGTTCATAGCGACTCAGTAGAAAGTGGAAATACGCTGAGAAACAATATCATAGCTAATAATACCAAAGATTTAGGCGGTGGCGAGGCTAATTATGGTATATGGATAAGCACTACTACCGGCGTTCAAGATTTAGACTCTGATTATAATTGCGTATATAACAATGGAACTAATTACAGTAATCACACAGAGGGTTCTAATACCATTACCAATAATCCTCAGCTTGATGGTTATCGTCTTCTCTACGGCTCCTCCTGCATCGACGCAGGCACGACCATTTCAGGCTTCCACGAGACAGCTCTAGACATAGATAAGCAACCAATCCTCGGAACGCCTGACATTGGATGTGACGAGAGAAAGGCGTTGTGGTGGGATGGGAGAAGGTGGCA